ACCTCTCGTGAAATTCTATCGATTAGGAGAAACTGGTACGAAGATGATGCAAAGAAAAAGAAAAGGTTACACTTCGTCCATTACAAATACTTACCGGGTCTTGGTTTTTATGGCACAGGACTTATACATCTCATTGGTGGTCTGGCTAAATCCGCTACGTCAATACTGCGTCAGCTCATTGATGCTGGGACATTATCTAATTTGCCAGCAGGTCTTAAAGCTCGCGGTCTTCGTATCAAAGGTGATGACTCGCCTCTTATGCCGGGCGAGTTCCGCGATGTGGATGTTCCGGGTGGGGCTATTCGTGATTCGATTACGTTCATCCCTTATAAAGAGCCGTCAGGTGTACTTTACTCTTTACTTGGAAACATTGTCGAAGAGGGAAGACGCATTGGTTCGGTTGCGGATATTCAAGTAGGTGACATGAACTCACAAGCACCTGTGGGTACAACGCTTGCTCTGATGGAGCGCAGTATGAAGGTTATGTCTGGTGTGCAAGCACGTATGCATGCAGCCATGAAGAAAGAGCTTCGATTGTTGGCACGTATTATACGCGACTACATGCCAGCAGAATATGCTTATGAGATGGACGGGGACTTTGACAGGCAGAAAGACTTTGATTCTCGTGTTGATGTTATACCTGTCTCAGATCCCAATGCTGCGACTATGTCCCAAAGGATTATGCAGTATCAGGCAGCGTTGCAGCTTTCTCAACAAGCTCCTCAATTATATGATATGGGGAAGCTGCATCGTCAGATGCTAGAGGTGTTGGGAATACAGGATGCAAGCGACATCATCAAACTACCTGATGACATAAAGCCAGCCGATCCTGTGACTGAAAACATGATGCTCTTAAAACAAGAACCAGTCAAAGCATTCAAATACCAAGATCATGAAGCACATATCGCTGTGCATATGGCAGCAATACAAGATCCTAAAATGCGTGAGATGGTGGGTCAATCACCGTTCGCTCAGGCGATTGGTCAGGCTATGTCTGCTCATGTTACCGAACATGTTGCATTCCAGTATCGTCGTGAAATTGAAAAGATGCTTGGTGTCGAAATGCCAAATGAAGATCAGCCATTACCAGAGGACGTAGAAGTAGAGATCTCAAGACTAGCAAAAGATGCAGCAGAAAAACTATTGCAAAAAGATCAGGCAGAAGCACAACAACAGCAAATCGCACAACAACAACAAGATCCTGTTGTGCAAATGCAACAAGCAGAATTACAAATGAAGCAGAAAGAGCTTGAGCATAAGATTCAGATGGATACGCAAAAGCTACAACTTGATGCAATGGCAAAAAGTTCAAATGCACAAATTCAACAGGAACGTATTTCCGCTGAGAACCAACGCGAAGGGGCGCGTCTTGGCGTAAAACTAGCCACCGATCTGGATAAATCACAACGTAGTGATCAGAAAGAGGGCGCAAAATTGGGGATAGAAATAGCGAAGGAGTTAACAAAGGGAGATGGATGACTTATTTAGTCTTCTGAATAAGAAGATAGAAGAATACGAGAAAGATATTAAAACCTTTCTTGCATCTGGTCAGGCTGAAGATATGGCAATGTACAATCGTTTGGTGGGAAGAAACGAAGGATTGCAGTACATAAAGCAAGACTTAGCGGATATCGAAAAGAGATATATTGAAACTTAGAACTTTTTTCGTTATTCTATAAATGGGAGAACTTCGTGGGTAGTCCACGCAAGGTATCTGTGAACCTTTAAATCACTGCAAGGTAGAAAATGTATACAGGAAATAAAACAACAGAAGAGAAGGTAGCCTCTAAATTACCAAAGCCACAAGGATACAAAATTCTTATTGGCGTACCCGAAGTCAGCGATAAAACCGAAGGTGGGGTTTTTATGCCAGACGGCCTCAAGGCCGCAGAAGAAACGGCATCAATCATAGGTTTTGTCATGAAGCTAGGCCCAGATGCCTACGCAGATAAAGATAAATTTCCAAATGGATCGTACTGTCAAGAGGGGGACTTTGTAGTCTTCCGCTCTTATTCAGGCACTCGATTTAAAATTCATGGAAAAGAATTTAGACTTATCAACGATGACACTGTTGAAGCAGTTGTCGATGATCCAAGGGGGTATGCAAGAGTATGAACAATCTAGCTGAAGAACAAGAGTTCAAAGAGGAAACAGTGGCTGAGGCTATTGATTCTGCTAAACAAACAACAAACCAAGACGATGGTGATGATAGCTTTGAGATTGAAGTTGTAGATGATCTTCCGCCAGAACATCAGAATAGACCGCGTCAGGCAAAGGATGCTGACGTAGATGAGTCTGTTGAAGACAGTGATGATGAGATAAAATCATATAGTGAAGGTGTTCAAAAGCGAATCAAGAAGTTATCTTGGGAAAAACAGGAGAAAGAGCGTCAACGCATTGAGGCTCAGAACCTTCAAGAAGAAGCTCTCAAGTATGCTGAACAGATTAAGCAAGAGAATGAAAGGCTTCGTAAAACTTTAGAAGAAGGTGAAGGGGTTCTTGTTAATCAGGCAAAAGGACGTGTAGCCGCAGAGCTAGAAAAGGCTAGGTCGGAAGCTAAGGCAGCATATGAAATAGGCGATGCTGATGCTATGATTGCTGCTAATGAAAGGGTTGCAAGACTAGCTACTGAAGAAGAGAGGTACAAAAGCTACAAGCCTCAACCGCGACCACAACCAGCTCCACAACCTCAGTATCAACAGCAAGTTCAGCGTCCAGCTCAACCTGATCAACGTGCTTTAGAGTGGGCAAAAAGTAATGATTGGTTTGAGAAAGACCCTGAGATGACAGGGTATGCTTATGGATTGCATGAAAAACTTGTAAAAAGTGGTATTGATCCAAGAAGCGAACAGTATTACAGTGAGATAGACACAGCGGTTCGCCGCGTGTTTCCAGATAAGTTTGATGATGGGCCTATTATTGAGGAATCAGCACCCCAACGTCAGACTGGCAACGTGGTTGCCCCTGCCGCTCGTAGCGGTAAAAAACCACGCAAAGTGCAACTGACCTCAACGCAGGTCGCTCTCGCCAAGCGACTTGGTCTGTCAAATGAACAATATGCGGCGCAATTAATGAAGGAAATGAAATAATGTCGAACCGAAACTCACGCACTACAGAGACTCGTGAAGAGTCAAAACGCAAGGTGTCATGGCAGAGACCGTCGATGTTACCTGTCCCCGAACCTAAAGAAGGTATTGAATACCGTTGGGTTCGCACATCAACTCTTGGACAGACTGACAATACGAATGTTTCTTCTAAATTTCGTGAGGGCTGGACACCTGTTCGTGCAGAAGATCATCCAAACCTTCAAGTTGTGTCTGATATCGATTCTCGATTTACAGACAATATTGAGGTCGGTGGGTTATTGCTATGTCAGAACTCAACCGAAAATATGCAAGCTAGACGCGATGCACAGAATGATCAGGCTCAAAGTCAGATGAAGGCTGTGGACAACTCTTACTTGCGTAACTCAGACCCTCGTATGCCCGTTCTAAATCCAGAGCGGTCTACGCGATCTTCGTTTGGTAAGTGACCTTTAGGGGGAGCTTGCTTGGTTGAAACTCAAATTGTGAGGAAACAGAGCTATGGCTATTACAGCAGCTCCTTATGGATTACGTCCTGTGCGTCGCGCAGACGGAACACCATACGCTGGGGCAACGTCCCAGTTTCTCATCGATCCTGCTGGTGAAGCAACAAACCTATTCTATGGGCAAGCTGTTATCATTGGGGCCGATGGGTATATCGCGCTGGCTACAGGTACAGGTGCAGACCTTACCTCTAACAGCATTTCAGGCACTTCAGGCGTAGGCGCAGTAGGCGTTTTCGTAGGTTGTGAATATGTAAACTCTTCAGGCCAACTCGTACAGGCTCAGTATTATCCATCAGGTACATCTAATGGTGATGCTATTAAAGCTTATGTTGTTGACGATCCAAACGTATTATTTCAAGCACAGCTTGATGCCGCTGGAGCGCAAACAATTATTGGCACAAACACATTCTTTGCAACAGCACAGTCTACCTCAACTGGTGATACATCAACAGGTAACTCTACGTCTGCATTGGATGCGACTGTACAAACCGCAGCGGCTGCATTCCGCATCGTTGCACATGTGTCACCTGCTAGTGATGCCTTCCCAGATGTTCTTGTTAAGTTCAATCCGGGCGGTCACCAGATGACAAATAACGTCGGCTTATAAGGAGATTAGACTATGGCTATATCACGCGCCCAGCTCCTTAAAGAGCTACTACCCGGTCTGAATGCTTTATTCGGTCTTGAGTACGATCAGTACGAGAATGAGCATGCAGAAATTTACGAAACTGAAAACTCAGATCGTAGCTTCGAAGAAGAAGTGAAATTGTCTGGTTTCGCAGCAGCCCCAGTGAAAGCTGAAGGTCAAGCGATTTCTTATGACAATGGTCAAGAACACTTCACTGCTCGTTACAACCATGAAACGGTTGCAATGGGTTTCTCTATCACTGAAGAAGCTATGGAAGATAACCTGTACGACTCATTGTCAGCTCGTTATACAAAGGCCTTAGCTCGCGCTATGGCGTATACGAAGCAGGTTAAATCTGCGTCTTTGCTTAACACAGGGTTTGATTCTTTCACATCAGGTGACGGATCATTCTTGTTTGCGACTGACCACCCGACAGTAGAGGGCGGCACAAACTCAAACAAACCTTCTGTTAATGCAGACTTGAACGAAACATCTTTAGAGCAAGCTGTTATTGATATTGCTGCGTTCACTGACGAACGTGGTCTATTGATTGCTGCACGTCCTCGTAAGTTGATCGTTCCACCTGCGCTTATGTTCGTTGCAACTCGTTTGCTACAAACAGAGCTACGCACAGGTACAGCGGATAACGACACCAACGCATTGCGTTCGAATGGTTCGATCCCAGAAGGCTATCGTGTCAATCACTATCTAACTGACACAGACGCTTTCTTCATCACTACAGATGTTCCAAACGGCATGAAGCACTTTGTGCGTACTGCTATGCAGACATCTATGGACGGTGACTTTGATACAGGTAACGTGCGCTACAAAGCTCGTGAGCGTTACTCATTCGGCGTATCTGATCCACTAGGCATGTACGGTTCTCCGGGTGCTTAATTAGTTCAATAGAACTTTTGGAAGGGGCTGCTAACGCGGCCCTTTCTTTTTTTGTAGAATGTGTTATTCTGACTTTGGGGTAACATTAGCCTTGCAGACAGGATTCCACCCCACCTGACGTTGCACAGACTGCTAGGCGAAACCTTGTGCAAGGGGTATTAATATGGCTTCAACTACATTTTCAGGCCCAGTGACATCTACTGGTGGTTTTATCAGCGGTTCAGACTCTCTGGTTTCTATTGCAGCAGACGCAACAATGACTGCTGCTTCAAACGCAGGTAGAACAATGAATCTCAACATAGCATCTGGTGCTACTGTAACTCTACCTGCCGCTTCAGGTTCAGGAAACACATATCGTTTCTTTGTTCAAACAACCGTAACTTCTAACAACTATAAGATCCAAGTTGCTAACGCTAATGACACAATGTCTGGTGTTGCAGTGGTTGCGAATGACAGTGATGCTACAGCTTCTATTTTTGAAACAGCAGCAGATAGTGACACAATCACATTAAATGGAACCACAACAGGTGGTGTTCTTGGTGGTCAAGTAGAGATTCAAGATGTTGCGTCAAACAAATTTCGTGTTCTTATAAATCAAGCAGCAACAGGAACAGAGGCTACTCCATTTAGCGCAGCCGTTTCATAGGTGATTCATGGGTAAATTAACTGCAATGAAACCCCGTAAAGCGGTACGTGCTAGGAAAGCAGACGGAACATTAAAAGCTGATGATCCGTCAACTCCTGACGTAAACGAAGCGTGGGAAGGCGGCAAGGCTCCTAACAAGGATGCTAAGTCAGAAAATAAAAAGGAATAAGAGATGGGCAATAATACTATATCTCAGATTCATCAGGCTCACAGACATGAAAGTGGTTTTGCTGTTCTTGGTCGTCATAGAGTTAAAGAGATTTCTGTAACAGGGACATCTAGTGCGGGTCGTCTAGAAATTTTTGATACAGACACAGCTCCAGAGGCTGGAACTTACGCTCAATCAGGGACAACAGTTACTGTAACTGATACGGGTCACGGATTATCAACAGGTGATGTTGTTGGTATTGCATTTGAAACAGGTACAGGTGGAACGGCTCAACCGGGCAACTACACAATTACAGTGACTACAGCAAATGCGTTTACCGTAACAATGTTAAACAGTGACACTATTTCAGACACACCAGCTTGTCGATATGTTGCTTCGACTCCTACTGCTAATGCGTTTCCTAAAAGATGGCTGATGACTAAAGAGACAAGTGCTGCGGATACTTTTGCAAATACTTTCTCAATACCAAATCAGGGCTTTATATCAACGTATGGTGTCTATTTCCATATGTCTAATTTGGGTCATACGGATGTCTTCTACGAGTAAGTCCAAAAAAGGAACCATGAAAGGCCACACCATAAAAGGTGGTCATAAACGTCCTACTAAAAAGGGTGCGGGTATGACCAAGAAAGGTGTGGCTAAATATCGTAAAGATAACCCCGGTTCTAAACTCAAGACAGCCGTTACAGGTAAAGTAAAGAAGGGCAGCAAGGACGCAAAGAGACGAAAGTCATTTTGCGCTAGATCAGCAGGGCAGATGAAGAAGTTTCCTAAAGCTGCAAAAGACCCGAACAGTCGTTTACGACAAGCAAGAAAAAGATGGAAATGTTAGGATATTATAATGGCATATGAGAGAAAGCATCCTTCCCCACTTGTAGAGGCTATTGGAAAGTTTGCGCGGAAAAGAAAAGCAAGAAAAGATTCTCAGAAGGCTACAGAGGCCAATGAAGAAAAAGTTGCAATGAAAAGAAAGATTATGGAAGCAGAGGCCAAGGAAAGTAAAAGAAATTTCATGATGAAGTCTGATGGTGGAAAACTAAAAAGGTCTGTGGATGGTGTTGCAACTCGTGGATTAACCCGAGCTGCAACAAAAGGTTTTGGTAAAGTAGGATGACTATGTCTCGTTCTCAAATGGGTAGTCAGTTGGTTGGTAATCGTGTCTCTACAGGTGACGATGCAAAAGACCTTGATATCATCCGCATGGGGAAAGGTGGTAAGACTAAGAAGAAAAAGTCTAAGAGCCGTGTGAACGAAGCTGGTAACTATACCAAACCATCTATGCGTAAGCGATTGTTTAATAAGATTAAAGCTGGTGGCAAAGGTGGAGCGCCGGGTCAGTGGTCTGCTCGAAAAGCACAGATGTTGGCAAAACAATATAAGGCAGCAGGTGGTGGATACAGGAATTGAGAATGATTTACGCAGTTGGTCGCGTGAAGTATTAGAGGTTCCCAATGAACACCTCAAGGGGATGCCGCCGTGTCCTTATGCAAAAGAGGCATGGAAAAAAGAAAAAGTTTTTGTACTTGAGACAGATGATATAATTTTAACAACCTGTAATACTACTCAATTTTTTTACGACTATGAAAAAGATCTTTTAGTTATTGCATCTTTCAATATGCCAGACATAGATGAGTTCAGTGGATTTATAGACGAACTCAATAGGAAAGAGGAAACGCTGCACTGTATGGGGTTTCATCCTGAGTACGATGCAGAAGATGCAGAGTTAGATTTCTTAACGGATAACGATTGGGAGAGTTCTATAGATAAATCATATTGTATGATTTTTATTCAAGATCTTGAACAAGTTGTTAGAGCCAGTGACAAGCTGGAACGGTTGGGGTACTATAAAGTGTATCCTGAATCAGAATACCAAGAACTCGTAGTAGAACGGAAAAGGAGACTACAATGGCTATGAAACCTCGTGCAATGAAAAAGAAACCTATGGCGATGAAACGTGGTGGTGCAGCAAAGAAAATGATGCGCGGCGGCAGCATGATGAAAAAACCTGTGGCGATGAAACGTGGTGGTAAGTCTAAGAAAAAATAATGTCGTTAAAAAAGTCGCAGAAGAGTCTGAAGTCTTGGACAAAGCAGAAGTGGCGTACTAAAAGTGGCAAGCCTTCAACGCAAGGCGCTAATGCTACTGGTGAACGCTACCTCCCTTCTGCGGCTATTAAGTCTCTTAGCAGCAGTGAGTATGCAGCTACAACCAGAGCTAAACGAAAAGGCAAGGCGTCAGGTAAGCAGCATGTACCTCAACCTAAAAAAGTCGCAAAGAAAACAAGACGACACAGAAGTGTAGTCACATAGGAATTTATCATGGCAGTAGTAACACCAGACCTACCAGAACTATTTGAAGAAGCTTATGAACGGGCAGGTCTTGAAATGCGTTCAGGCTATGATCTCAAAACGGCTCGTAGGAGTCTTAACATTTTAACATTGGAGTGGCAAAATCGTGGGCTTAATCTCTTCACTATTGAATCTAGTACTCTATCCATTTCGGCAGGTACTGCGACTTATACGCTACCTTCGGATACGATTGACATCATCGAACACCAAATCCGCACAGGTACAGGTACAAATCAAACCGACACCTCCCTCCAAAGGGTCAGTGTCGCAACCTACGCCCAGCAAACCAACAAAGAAACGCAAGGTAGGCCGACCCAAATCTTCGTCCAAAGGCTCCCAACGGAAACAAAATTAACTCTGTGGCCTGTGCCTGATACTACAACTACATACACTTTATTTTATTACAGGCTCAAAGGAATAGATGGTTTATCTTCTGGAATAGGATCTACAGTTACATCTGTACCACCACGCTTTGTTCCAGCATTAGTTTCTGGCTTGGCCTACTACCTATCCATGAAAAAACCAGAGGCAGCGCCTCGCGCTCAAGCACTAAAGCAAGAGTATGAATTTCAATTTGAGTTAGCGGCAGGTGAGGACGAAGAGACAGCATCAATTAAATTTGTGCCTTTTGATACGTTTATGACAGGTGGTTGATGAGTTACGCGAAAGCTAAATATGCTTATGGTTTCTGTGACAAGACAGGGTTTCGTTACCCTTTGAAAGACCTTGTGCCTGAGTTTAATAACGGCGTGAAGACTGGGTTTCTTGTTGGTAGAGATGTTGTTGATCCAGATCAGCCACAAAATTTTCTTGGTCGTATAAAGATTAACGATCCTCAGTCTCTTAGGAATCCACGCCCAGATACTTCTCTACTAGAGAGTCGAGAGCTGTTTGGCTTTAATCCCGTGTGGAACCCAGCGCAGTATATGGTTGCGTCCGTTGGAAGAGTAACGGTTTCTATTACTGATACAGGTAATGAGATAGTCAATGTTACGGGAGTAGGTGCAACTTCTGCGGTTGGTTCCGTTACAGTAAGTACGCCAGTCCAAGATGCTACAGCATCACCTACAGGTGTGGCAGCGACTTCTGCTGTTGGCTCCGCGTCCGCTGTTGGAATTAGAGCAACATACTCCATAACTGTATACAATCCGGGTGGCGGGAATGTTTATTATCAAGATGGGTCACAGCCCGGCGGTGCTGGTAGAGATGTTTACGAAGGAAGCACATATCGTTACGATCAGTCAGATAACACAAACTCAGGACACCCACTACGCTTCTCAACGACAGCAGATGGAACGCATGGTGGCGGCGTAGAATACACAACAGGAGTAACCTATGTGGGAACTCCGGGGGATGCTGGGGCGTACACTCAGATAACGGTGGCTTCTGGAGCGCCAACATTGTACACTTACTGTAGCGTACACAGCGGAATGGGCTACAAAGTTAATACTTTAACGGAATAGGAGATTAACAATCATGGACAAAAAGAACCTTAAACCAGTCCCAGAAGAGAAGGAGACAAGCCTTGGTAAGTTGCCCACAAAAGTTCGCAATAGAATAGGATTTCAGGCTAGTGGCGGTAAAGTTAAAAAGATGGGCATGGGCGGTAAGTGCCGTGGTATGGGCGCAGCAACCCGTGGTGGCGCGTTTACTAGAAATGGATAAGTAGATGAATTACGCTGAGTTGTTACAGCTTATACAGGATTACACGGAAAACGATGAAACGTCTTTCGTGACTAATATCCCTACGTTTGTGCGACAGACAGAAGAGCTGGTGCATCGCACAGTAATGATTCCAGAGCTTCGCAAGAACGTGACAGCAAACTTGGATAATGCAAATCCTTACATGGCTAGACCCTCAGACTTCTTGGCACCGTTCTCATTTGCCGTGGTGGATAGTGATAACAATTACACATTCTTAATTGAAAAGGATGTAAACTTTATTAGAGAAGCATACCCAGATCAGACATCTACTGGTACACCTAAGTACTATTCTGAGTTTGATGGTGACTTCACATCAACAGGGTCTCCGGGTAATTTCATTTTAGGGCCAACACCTAATTCTGATTATTTAGTTCAATTGCACTATTACTATGATCCACCTTCAATTGTGACATCTAGTACGTCTTGGCTTGGAGATAATGCTGAAGAAGTATTGTTGTACGGCAGTTTGGTAAATGCATATGTTTATATGAAAGGCGAGGCTGATGTCCTTGCCATGTACAAAGAAAGATACGATAACGCTTTACGTCGCTTGATGGTATTAGGAGAAGGCAGATTGAAGCGTGATAGCTATCGTGATGGCGAACCAAGGTTAGATATGTAATGTTTAAAATTAATTTAAATGTACCACGTGATGAAAAAGTTGTGTTAGTCAACACGACAGAGAAACGTGGATTATCCCCAGAAGAACTTTCTGAGCAATGCGTTCAGAAAATAGTGTCGGTTTCTGATCAGGCTCCCCCTGCTATTAGAGATCAGGCTCGTGCTTTCTCTAAGCACGTTGAAACGCTTGTTGCGTATTATATGCGACAGGCTATTCGCAGTGACCGTACAACAGTGTGTAACGCACTAATTGATGCGGGGCATCCCCAACTGGCTGAACTCATAAGGAGACTTTAACATGGCCTTTACTGGAAACTTTATGTGTACGTCGTTCAAGTCGGAACTTATGACAGCGACACACAACTTCACAAACTCAACAGGTAATACTTTCAAGTTAGCCCTGTATGATAACAACGCTTCTTTCACAGCGGCAACAACAGCTTATACAGCAACTGACGAAGTTGGTGATTCAGGCTCATACGCTGCTGGCGGCGGTGCGTTGACCAATGTTACACCAACAACTTCTGGTACAACTGGATTCACAGATTTTGCAGATATCACGTTTACTTCTGCAACAATCACTGCTCGTGGTGCGTTAATCTATAATGATACCGCATCGGGCGATCCGACTGTAGTTGTTCTGGACTTCGGTGCAGATAAGACATCTACATCTGGTGATTTCCAAGTTGTATTCCCAACGGCTGACGCGAGTAACGCTATTATCCGTATCGCCTAAACTCTTACTAGGAGTGACGGCCTATGGCGGATGCCAGAGTAATATTTACAGGTTGGGGCCGAAGTAGTTGGAGTAGCGGTACTTGGAGTAATCCAGCCGTTACCCTTCCTTCGGCTGCTGGTCAGGTAGGCACTGTCACGGTTGTTGGCAATGCCCCAAATATTGCTGTCACTGGTCTTGGCGCAGTTACTGGCGTTAGCAGTGTTTCTGTTGAGGGAGCAGCTACTGTTCCAAGTACAGGCATTGCTGCTACTGGTGGTATTGGCGATGTAAGTATTATTACTGGCGCAGTTGTTTCACCCACGGGTGTTGAAGGCACGACAGCTATTGGCTCTGTTATTGCATCTATCCCCGGAGAGGCTGCTGTTCTTGGTCTATCCTCAACTTCAGCGGTTGGCTCTGTAACGGCTACGGGTACAGCTAGTGTTACTCCAGCAGGTCTTGCCGCCACAGGTGAGGTTGGTGGGTTGCCTACACAACCTATTGGTCAAGAGGCTACGGGCGCTGTAGGTGTTGTATCTATCAATGGTACGGTTAATGCTGTTCTTACAGGTTTAGAAGGCACGAGTGCTGTAGGGTCTGTAACTGTATCTGGTGATGCTCCTAGTATTCCTGTCACGGGTATCGCTGCCACAAGTAGCGTTGGTTCAGTTACTGTGGTTGAGGGCGCTGGTGTAGGAATTAATGTCACTGGTCTTTCTAGCACATCTTCTGTTAATTCGGTTACTGCCACAGGTGGAGTAGATGCCGTTGTCACAGGGCTTGCAGCAACAAGTGCATTGAATGGAGTTACTGCTACAGGACTGGCAAGCGTTCCAGTCACAGGTCTTGAAGCCACAGGTATTGTAAACGGACTTCCTCAAGATGTTACTGTTTTCTTAACTGCGGCTGATGCCTCGGGTTGGAGTCGTAGTTCTTGGAGTTCAGGAGCTTGGAGTCAGCCTGTAGCTACCGATCTTGGCATGTCAGGTAGTGTTGGCGCTGTAACAGTAGATTTATTAATTCAAGTCCCAGTTACAGGGTTAGAGGTGACAACTGGCGTAGGTTCTGTTAGTATCGCCACAGGTACGGGAATTGATGTCCCAGTTACAGGGGTAGAAGCGACTGGATTGATAGGGCCAAGAGGAGTAACAGTTTGGGGTAGAATAGTTCCAAGTGAAACAGCAACATGGACAAGGATTGCACCAAGCACAACAACAGAGTATAATGAAATTAGACCTTAACGGAGATTAATGTTTCATGGCTAGTACATATACAACAAATACAGGTATTGAGCTGATTGCTAATGGCGAACAGTCTGGCACATGGGGCGATACCACAAATACAAATTTACAAATTATTGATCGTTTAACAAACGGCGTTGGTTCTATAACTCTTTCGGGAACGACGCACACACTTACTACTACAGATGGATCTCTCTCTGATGGTCAGTACAGAGTTTTATTATTGGCGGGGTCTCCTTCGGGAACAAACACCATCACGGTGACTCCAAACGATCAGACCAAACTATTTTTTGTTAAAAATGGATCAGGACAAAGTGCGGTTTTTTCTCAGGGTTCTGGTGCAAATGTTACGATACCTAACGGCGAAAGCGCGATTATATATTGTGATGGCGCAGGATCGGGCGCAGCAGTAGTTAATTTATCTGCTACCTTTGACCTTACAACATTTTTGGAAGCGTCAAACAATCTATCAGATGTTGCGAATGCAGGAACATCTAGAACAAATTTAGGGGTTGCGATTGGGTCAGATGTTTTGGCTTACGACGCAAACCTACAGAGTTTTGTAACGGCTCTTACTTTACCTACGTCCGATGGGACAAATGGGCAGGCGTTGGTTACAAATGGTAGTGGTACTATTAGTTTTGGTAGTGCTGGAATTGGAACTGGTAAAGCCATAGCTATGGCAATCGTGTTTGGCTAAAGGAGAAAACAAATGGCTGCACCGAATATTGTAAATGTAAGCTCAATACTAGGAAAAACAGATCAGTATGCACTTACAACAACATCACAGACTACAATTTTAAACAACGCAGCATCGAGTGATAATGTTCTGAAAGTGAACATGATCCAAATTGCAAATGTAGACGGAACAAACGCTTGTGACATAACTATAGATGTACACAGTGCAGATGACGGAGCAGGTACAGCCTTTTCGCTTGTATCTACTGTGTCAGTCCCTGCGGATGCGTCGTTAATTGTGGTAGATAAAAACACAGCGATATACTTAGAAGAAGATATGTCAATCACAGCAACTGCTGGTACGGCAAGCGATCTTGAAGTTGTTATAAGTTACGAGCAAATCACCGACTAATAGGAGTCGCACATGGCTAAAGGTAGAGGCGGCTTTATAGGTCAAGACGGGCTGAACGCACCAGACAGCCCTACAGGTGTTAGTGGTACGGCAGGTGACACGCAAGCGACAGTAAGCTTTACAGCGCCAACCGATGTAGGTGGTTCTGCTATTACTGGGTACAGAGTGCAAGATGGTACTAATGCGCATGGTGCATCAGGATCTTATTCTCCAATTACGGTTACAGGTCTTTCTAACGGCACAAGCTACACGTTTAACGTCTGGGCGATCAATACGTTTGGTTATTCTGCGCCTAGTGATGCGAGTGGAAGTGTTAGTCCTGTCGCCCCACCAAGGGTGGCAATGGTAGGCGGTCGTGACGCAAGTAGTAATATTGAAAATTCAATACAATACTTTGTGATAACAACAACGGGAAATGCTAGTGACTTCGGTGATCTAACGGGTCTTGCATATGCGCCATCTAGTGGATCAGCAGGAAGTATAACAAGATCACTGCGTAGTGCTGGCAGCACAAACGCTGTTGACGCTGGTGTTACGAATGTTATTGATTATGTTGATTTAGCTACAACTGGCAACGCTACAGACTTTGGTGACCTTTCAACTTCAAGACAATCAAGTCAGCAATGTTCAAGTGGGACAAGGGCTGTCATAGGGTATGGCACAAATTCAAGCGGCTCAAACACCACTGCTTTAGAATATGTAACAATATCGTCTACTGGCAATGCGACTAGCTTTGGAACGGGTGTTGCTGCGGGCCATGCAAACGGTGCTGCCTGTGGTTCTTCAACGCGAGGAATTTTTAGCGGTCAGGGCGTTATTGATTATATTACGATTGCCTCAACTGGTAATTCAACTGACTTCGGTGACGATTTAGTAGGTGGTTTTGAGCGTGCTTGGTTTGGTGGGGCTTCTAGTGGAACTAGAGGTTTATTTGCAGGTGGTTACGCTGGATCAGACTATCAAAATGAAATTACATATATAACGATTGCTTCAACTGGAAATGCGACAGACTTCGGAGACTTAACCGTTGGTAGAAATAGCTTGTCTGGGGCATCAGGGAATGACAGAGCCGTATTTATGGGCGGTTATGCAAGCAGTGGATATTCTAACGTAATTGATTACGTCACAATTACATCAACGGGTAATGCCACAGACTTTGGAGATTTAGATAACACACTAGGCCAATGGCGTAGTGGGCAAATGGCTACTGCTCACGGAGGACTTCAATAATGCCCAATTATCAAGGTGTATGGTCACTCTCAACGCAGTATCAGAATAGAACAGGTTGGCCTGTGCAGCCTCTTTATGGGGACATAGGAATAATAGGCGGTGGAACGTCTAACGAAATACAATATGTGCAAATATCCACTTTAGGAGATAGTGCGGATTTTGGCGATTTGACGGCGAACCGTAGCTTGATGGGGACAGCATCATCATCAACGCGAGGCTTGTTTTTTGGGGGTAATGGCAACTCAAATATTGACTATATTACAATCAGAAGTCGTGGCAACGCTGCCAACTTTGGTTCGTTAAGCACAGGGTCAGGCGGTGACGCTGGTGTGTCCAATGAAACAAGAGCAGTAACAACCGTATCGCAGAGCAATTCAAATCGTTTAGAGTATGTGACAATAGCAACGCTAGGCAATACAACGGATTTTGGTGATCGCACCGTAAGTGTTCAATTTTCCCACGGTTGCTGTAGTTCAACGCGAGGCGTGTTTGCTGGTGGTAGTGCTGTCACCAGCACAAATGTGATAGATTACATTACTATAGCATCAGCAGGAAACGCGTCTGACTTTGGTGACTTGACACTAGATAGAAGCTTGAATGGGTCAGGTGTTGTTAGCTCATCAACTAGGTCAGTATTTATGGGCGGAGATACTGGCTCTGGCTCAAATGTTATAGATTATGTGACAACTGCAACAACAGGTAACGCAAGTGACTTCGGTGATATGATAGGAACACGGCGTTATGGCGGCGGCGGTATGTCAAATGCCACTAGAGGACTTAAAGCTGGTGGTTTTGGTGTATCCGCTACAACTAGCGAAATAGATTATATTACCATAGCAACAACGGGCAATTCATCCGATTTTGGCGACTTAACTGTTGGCGCAGGTTATCGGGCTGGCCTATCCAACGCCCACGGAGGACTTCAATAATGCCTAAACGTTATCTAGGAAACATTATAACTGATACTCCGACAGAGCCGACAGATAACTATGGTTCTACATCGGCGCATGGCGTGTGGTCACTTGCGGAAGCTGAAAGATATACGGCGGCAGGGCTGTGGCCTACGGCAGGTAATGTAAATCCGATTGCTTTAACAACAACTGCTAGAGATTTGGATGCACTTAGAATACGTACAATTGATCAGATTTCTATCACTACTACAGGAAACGCTACAGATTTTGGTGGAGAGACATTAAGCACTGGTGATTTTAACTGTGCAGGGTTTAGCGATAGTGTAAAACGGTTTGAGGCAGGTGGTGCTAGTGTTAATGTGATACAAACTCTTAACTATTCATCGGGTTCAAGTTCTGTAGATTTTGGAGATTTAACAGTAGCGCGAGGTGAGGTTGGCGGTTATTCAAATTCAACGCGTGGCATTATTGGCGGCAGTGCTGGAGGCGTTTCCGGCATCGGTACGATTGATTACGTTACTATGGCAAGTGCGGGTAATGCTATTGATTTTGGCGATATGTCTGGGGCGGATAGAAACCAACAATGTCGCGCAGCGGGTTCACAAACAAGAGCTATTTTTGGCGGTTTTGAATCTCAGAAAAAAAAGACTGATTATATAACGCCTTCGACAACAGGGAACGCCACAAATTACGGCGACCTAACAAACGACCATAACAATGCCTTTGTAGGAGCTAGCCTGACTAGAATAATCATAGCAGGTCGATATACCAGTGGGTCTGATCATATCGAATACAACACTATTTCATCTACTGGGTCATTTTCGTCTTTTGGGTCGTTATCAGTTGCAAAAGGTTGGGGTGGCACAGCCTGTAATTCTACGCGAATGGTAATGATGGGTGGCACACACTCTGGCGATGAGCAAAATGATATTTCATATGTCACAATAGCATCAACTGGAAATGATACTGATTTTGGTGATTTAACAGCGAAAAAATCAGCTATGGCGGCAGGCGCTCCAAGCACACCGTCGGTAACTGGATAGGGAGAAAAGCAGTGCCAAAAGATACGACAACAGAACTAACGTCAATAACACCAGACATTAACATTCAGCTTCCGGCGGCAAAGCCAGAGTATAAGTCTATGTTGGCGAATATACAGGACAAAGCCCCTGCAATCGCACAGGCATCTAGTAACTTCTTTAAGTCTCACTCACAGATGATGAGCGTTACATTAGACGTTACAGCTATTACACCGATCCGTTCTATCAAGCATAGCTTGGCTGAGATTGAAAAGACTAAGTCAGCCTTGCAAGAGGGCTACTTTCGCATGAAGAAGGAAGAAGTAAAGCTCAAAAAGCTAGAACGTAAGCTGTCAAAAGAGACAGATGATCTTGAACGTGAAATGCTTGAGGTGAAGATTAACGAAAAGCAAGCACAAGCGGCAAGCTCTCGTGGATATGTAGAAGGTGCAGTAAGAAAGCTAAACTTCTTTACCAATCAGTATGACAATCTGATGAAGAAGATCGGCAAGGATGAGCTTACTGAAGAGGATTATGAGTTAGAAGAAGTTAAATACCATATTATGACGTGCATGAAGCAAGCACTTAACAGCGCAAGGCCGCGTAATGGTGTGATTGATGAAGGCAATATGATTTATCTTTTTGATCTTGGCATTAATGCAGCGCAAGCCCAAGCGGAAGTGTTTGCATATTTGCAGTGGGAGAACGAGATTATCAAAGAGGGCAAAGCACCAGAACACCATCATACGGTGCAATGGCTTGAGGCGTGTGCAGAGAAATGGGCGCATTGTCCAAGTGACTTTGCTAACAGTCGTGGTTTTGATATACTAGATAAAACATCGTTAACGAATACCCCACAGCTAGAGGATAAGAAAAATGGCACACAAAGTAGTAAAGTACAGACTAGAAAGTGACGGCACAATACCAACTTGGTTAAAGTTTGGTGTGTCACAGTCAACAGGTGGTATGTATGCAGTTGCAGATAGTGGTACAGCTAGTCCACAAGATTGGATTATGATTGGCATCTCTGCTGATGGCGCAGATACTTCTGGTGCAATTGAGGAAATAACATCTAAAGATAATCTACAGACATATCTTGCTGCACAAGCTTCAGCAAATAGTTGGACTGACCCAGACCCAGATGATCCTGACGCAACGGTTGCTTTCGACGCTGCTGCTCACGCTCAACGTGTTTGGGATGATTTAGACGCATTGAACGCATAAGTTCAATTGAACTAATTAGGAAATGGGATGCCACTACAAAAACTCCAGTTTCAACCGGGAATAAACAGGGAGACAACTTCATATACAAATGAAGGGGGTTGGTTTGATGGTGATAAGGTTCGTTTTCGACAGGGATTTCCAGAGAAGATTGGTGGTTGGGAGAAGCTAGGGTCTAAGTCTTTCTTGGGTTCTTGTCGTGCGTTATGGCCTTGGCGAACTCTAAACCTAGATACCTTTCTTGGGGTTGGCACTCACCTAAAATATTACATCGAGTCTGGTGAAGGTTACTATGACATAACCCCTACACGAGCCACAACGAGTGCAGGTGATGTAACCTTTGCCGCTACGAATGGTTCTTCTACACTTACTGTTTCTGATCCTAGTCACGATGCGGTGGTCAACGATTTCGTCACGTTTAGTGGGGCAGCAACTTTAGGCGGAAATATAACCGCAGCGGTTTTGGATCAAGAATATCAAATTAACGAGATTGTAGACTCCTCCACATATAAGATTATTGCTCGTGCTGCTGGTTCATTAGACAGTATTACAGACGACGGTCAGTACTCTCCAACTCCTGTTGTGGCGAATGCATCTGATACAGGTAACGGAGGATCGTCGGTTGTCGGCGAATATGAGATTAATGTTGGTTTAGACACGTCCGTCACAGGTAGTGGTTGGGGTGCAGGTGCATGGGCAAGAGGGACGTGGGGTTCTGCTGCGACTGTTGATCTTGTTACAGATACACTGCGTATTTGGACGCATGACAACTTTGGCGAAGACCTTATCATCAACGTGATGAACGGTGGTATCTACTACTGGGATGCGTCGGCAGTGAATGCTTTAACAAATCCAGCAGTTGCTATAAGTGATCTAGCTGGTGCCGATTTAGCTCCGACCATAGCTAAAAAGGTTATCGTTTCAGATGTTGACAGGCATGTCATTGCTTTTGGTTGTGATCCACTGGATAATATAGGGACTCAAGACCCACTGCTTATACGCTTTTCAGATCAAGAGAATGTCACAGATTGGCGACCTACGACGACGAACACAGCAGGTGATCTGCGTTTAGGCTCTGGTTCAAAGATTGTTACAGCTATCGAAACTAGACAGCAGATTCTAGTCTTTACAGATGTATCTCTCCACGCGATGCAGTATATCGGCCCACCGTTTACCTTTGGGATCAATATGATCTCAGAGAATGTAACTATTCGGAGTCCAATCTCTGTAGCTGCGGTTGAAGATACCGTATACTGGATGGGTAAAAACGAGTTCTACGTTTACAATGGTGGGGTACAAACACTGCCTTGTTCAGTACGTGACTATGTATTCTCAAATTTTAATGCGGTTCAGGCAGAGAAATGTTTTGCTGCGGTAAACTCTTCATTCTCAGAAATCTGGTGGTTCTATCCATCAGCAAGCTCAGACAATAACGATAGATATGTAGTCTATAACTACCTACAAAACATCTGGTACTACGGGAATCTAACACGAACAGCATGGGTAGACCGTGGTGTCGAAGAAAATCCAATTGCTGCGGGGCGTGATGGATACTTGTACAACCATGAAGTCGGCTTCGATGACGGAAGCACTACACCTGCATCCGCGATAACTTCTTATGTTGAGTCTAGTCAGTTTGATATTGGTGATGGGGATCAGTTTAGTTTTGTCCGTAGATTGGTGCCAGACGTGACGTTTAGGAACTCTACAGCCGAAACACCTACAGCAAACTTTACTTTAAAAGCGCGAAACTTTCCGGGTGGTGCCTATCTGCAAAACAATAGTAAAGCAGTAGAGAAGACGGCATCAGTTCCTGTAGAGCAATTTACACAAGATGCACATGTCAGGCTGCGCGGCAGATCAGTTGCGATTAGAGTTGATAGTAATAACACTGGCACAGGATGGAGACTTGGTTCTCCACGAATAGATGTGCGTAGTGACGGGAGACGGTAATGTCTCGCAATCTTGCTATACCATACTTCCCCAACGCCCCACGGGAGTACAATCAGCAGTACATATCTGAAATCGTGCGAGCCTTTTCTGTGTATGTACAGCAGGTTCAAAACCCCGGTGAGGGGCGAAACACATTTGGCGTATTTACCAACTTACAGACGGATGATTCTGGTTTAGAGACTGGGGCTATCTTTAATTACGGTGGATATGTTAAGATAACACAAACAAACACACCACATGCTCGTGGATCAATAGGAACTGGAGCTGTTGGCTCAGTAACAATAACAACTACATAGGTGAACCATGTCTGATGAAACCGTAATTACAATGTCCGATGGTGGTCGATGGAGACCTGCTACATCTGTTGACACTATTCAGTGCCACAACTGTGATAACTTGGTGGACACACCAGAAGAAATAGCTTCGTATCCTGATGGCAACTGCCCAGACTGTGGCGAGTCATGGACAGGAGAAACTAAGAAGCACACAGCTATCACTGTGACAATGCCACAAGCAATGGACGGAGGGACTTTGTAATGCCCATGCAAGATCTAGGTGTCAATAGCGCACCATCAAGAACTGTATCATCAAGTCCAAGACCTCGTCCAAGACCAGAAAGATCTATAGTGGATAGAGCAATGGGTGGCATTAGAAGTGCTGGGCGGCAAATTAGAGATGATTTTAGACACGCAACTGGGCAGCAAAGATATACTGGCTCAGATTTAGCTGACTTCAATACACGTTCACAGCGATCATCTGAAGCTAATGAAAGATTTAGGAATAGAGATAGAGGCGACGGCGGTGGCTCTTCATCTCAACAGACTGCCGATCAAGCTCCAGACATGACAGATCAGTATGCTGAAAACCTTCGTCGTTACAATGAGTACATGGAAAGCCAACAGCCACAAGGCCCAGCGGTCACTCCTGAGATGCGTCAGGCTGCATTGCAAACTTTTGAATCTCAACGTGGTGCAGGTCAAATGCCATACTACATGGCGGCAGCGGCACAATCACAAGACCCTAACATGAGTCCAGCTTTCCAATATGCTGCACAGAACTACGGCACACTTGGTGGTTCACAGCGGCTTGCGCCCCGTCCGATGGAAATGATGAGCGTAGCAGAGCGTCGTCAGATAAATGACATGGCGCAAGCTATGGCGGATCAAGCCGCACAAGAGCAAGTGGCACAAAATCAATATCAACAAGGTATGGACACGGTTATGCGTGGTGGTGGTAAAGGTGGCCCTGCTGTAATGCCACAACGACCTATGCCTCAAGCTAATCCAATGATGCCTACAAACATGCCACCTAACTTCGGAGCGATCTTGGCTCAAAGGTTTGGGAGAATGTATTAATGCCAGCAACAGTGTTAGATGATTGGAAAGTTCTACCACGTCTCATGATGTTGGCGGTTACGATCCTTACATATCAGGCAGTGCATTGGTTTATGGGCTTGCCTGATCCATCTGTTGCACAGAGCGGTCTTGTATCTGTGTGCATGGGTGCTTTGACGGGATGTTTTGGTATATGGATGGGTAAAGAATCTACGTCTACAAAGAAAAAAGTTGTTGAAGAGGAATTACTATGATTGCTCAACTGATAGGGCCAATAGCTAATTTAGCAGGGAGTTGGTTTGATGCGAAGTCTCAAGCACAGGCTGCAAGTGCAAAACTCAAGCTAACAGAGGCGGAAGCTAAAGCTAAGATAATGCTTAGTAAAGAAACAAGTGTGGCTGACTGGGAACGCATCATGGCACAGGGTTCTCAATCGAGCTGGAAAGACGAGTGGTTCGTCATTGTCCTGTCTATACCGCTTGTCTTGGCGTTTGTTCCCGGTACTGAGGGCTGGGTAGATAGCGGTTTTGAACAGCTTTCCAAAGCGCCAGACTGGTATTTTTACAGTTTAGGTATCGCCATATCAGCGTCATTTGGTGTGCGTGGCGTACAGAAGTTCTTTAAGAGGTAACGATGGCTGATATGAAGATACCTGTTGCTCTAGTCTTTGCTATGGCTGTGCAGTTGGTGGCGTTAGTCTGGTATATCTCTGGTATGGTTCACGACATTGAATATCTTGAGGGAACAGTATCGGCACAACAAGATATCATTGATCTACTTAACGCAGATGTAAATGATTTGTGGGAGTTCTGCACCTTTACTGAAAACAAATGGGCGGAAAGCTACACCTCTGACATGGTCTATGAGCGTGTCTGTGGGACGAAGGAGTTTGTAGATGAGTAAGGCACTAAAGATTTTACAAGAGAAATGTGGTGTTACAGCAGATGGCGCGTTTGGGCCGAATACAGCCCGTGCAATAGCTAGGCACTACAACTGGACATCAAAGCGAGGCGCACATCTTCTAGGGCAAGCTGCTCACGAGAGTGGCAACTTCATGGTGTCTGAAGAAAACCTTAACTATCGCGCAGAGACAATGTGTCGTGTGTGGCCTTCTAGGTTTAACACCACGAAAGAAGCAGAGCCATATGCACGTAACCCTGAGAAGTTGGCAAATAAAGTATATGCTGACCGCATGGGTAATGGTTCAGAGGCGAGCGGCGATGGCTGGAAAAACCGTGGTCGAGGATTCATACAATTGACGGGCGCAAAAAATATCAAGCAATTCGCAGAGCATATAGGCCGCGATAGCCTTGTAGATGACCCGTCACCCATCGCAGATGAGTTGGCTATGGACAGTGCTGTGTTTTTCTTTGAGAGGAATGGGCTATTTAACATAGCGGATGAAGGCGTTACGGATGAAATTATTAAGAAAATAACCAAAAGAGTTAATGGTGGTCATCATGGTTTGGATGATCGCATTCAAAAAACAAAGAAGATATATAGTTGGCTAGACGATTGAGATAATAAATGTTAAAGTTCAATAGAACTTTTGGAGATTAGTATGGTTCTACCCCTGTTAATGAGTTTAGGTCTACCTGCTTTGGCTGGTTCTGGTGCATTTGCTAGTATACCTTTCTTGGCTGGCATGTCTGCTCCAGCATTAGCTGGTATTGGTGCAGGGCTTGGTTCTTTTATTCAGACTGGTGACATTGGAGATGGCATAAAGACAGGACTAACCTCTTTCCTTGGTGGTAAAATTCTTGGCGGTATCACAGGTGGTGCAGGTGTTAAAGACGGTACAGCTATGGAACGCATTATGGGTTCTCAGACAGGCGCACAACAAGCCGCTTTAGATTCCATTAAGCAAGCTGGCGGCACAGGGTTCATCAGTCAACTACCGACAGGTACAGAGGGTAGCTTATTTTCAGGCGGTCTTCAGGGAGCAGCAGCAGGTGCCATGCTTCCGGGGGTAATGCCAGCAGCTCTTATGGGCCAGACTATGTCTGACGCACAGATGATGCAGAAACAATATGAGAATCGTGCAGCAGAAGACGATGATACAAAACCACCCATGCCACGTCCTATGAGGGTAACACAAAGTGCTGATCCGTTTGCGTCAGGTGGTGGAGAAGGTATGTATTTCCAATATCAACGTCCACCAGCACCGCCGGGATATACACCAAAATACCCATACTACTATGCAGATGGTGGTCTAATGGGTCTACGCAGAATGCAAGAAGGTGGCGAGGCCGAAGTTGATGAGGTGATGGAAGATAATGGCATGAATGAGAAAGATGTCATTATTGAAGCTATCGAAGCAGTTAAAGGAATGTCTGAGCAGCCAGAAATAGCGTTGGCTATGTTTGTTCAGAAGTACGGCGAGGACGCATTACGCGATCTTGTCGGGCGAGTGCAGTCTGGAGAGTTTGATGAGACTGTAGATCGCTTTGCGTCTGGTGAAAAAGGTATGGTGAATGGGCCGGGAGATGGCTCTGGTGTCGATGACATGGTGCCAGCCACACTTGAAGGGAAACAAGATGTCCTTTTAGCAGACGGTGAGTATGTACTGAGGAAGAAGTCTACTGATGCTTTAGAGAAGGCATATGGTGGTGGATTCCTTGATGTTATTAACCGTGCCGAAGAGGATGCTCCAAAAGAACTTGAACGAATGGTGGGGTAGTGAGAGTAAGCTTGGTGCCGCCAGAAGCGGTAGGCCAAATATGGAAGGAAGTTGAGAGAGTATTAAAGAAGAGCGTAGCGACAGTTAAAGACAAAGCCGAAATGATAGACATATTAGACGGCATTTTTGATAACACTTACGTTCTTTGGGTTGTAATGGATGAAGATGATAGCATAGTAGCTGCATTTACCACACGACTTTTAGTATATCCTCAACGGAAAGCCTTGGCATTAGATTGGGTAGGCGGAGAGCGCATGAAAGAATGGGAAGATCAGTTGATCGACACTATGCGCCGCTACGCAAATGAATTAGGATGTAGTCATCTAGAGGGCTATGGACGGAAAGGATGGGGTAGAGCTTTGAAAAAATACGGATTCTATCCTGAGTACATAGCCTACCGAATGGAGTTGTAAGATGGGAAAAGGCAAACAGGCACCAGCCGACACAACAATGCGTCAAACAAATCTACCTGAGTACGCTGATCCGTACTTTCGTAGGATGTTGCAGGGTGCTGAAGAAGCAACTATGCCCTTCCAAGATGACCTAAGTCAGCCAATTTACGATGACGCAGGTAACATCACAGGCTTCGGTCAGATGTCTACATATCAGCCTTATCAGGGCGAGCGCATTGCGCCATCTGCAAACTATGGAGATATTCAAGCCTCTCGTTCTATGATTCGTGGCATTGCCCAACGTGGTATTCGCGGTATGCAAGAGGGCATGGACGCTCAACGTGAAGGTATGGGCGCACAACGTGAAGGTATGGGCATTGCTCGTCGTGGAGTTGGGTATACCGAAGAAGGTATTGGTCGGCTTCGTGGTGCAGGTCAGTTTGATACTGGTCAGTTCTCTCAGTACGATCAGTATCAGCGTTCTGATTTCGATCCATATTCTAAATTCCGTCAAGCTAATTACAATGAGTACGGCTTTCAGCAACCCGATATGTTTACTGGTGAGTCAGTAGGACAATATATGTCTCCGTATATGCAGAATGTTGTTGACGTTCAGAAGCAGCAAGCGCAGCTAGACTTTGACAGACAGCAAGCAGGTAGGGATGCGGCGGCGGTACAAGCAGGTGCGTTTGGTGGGTCACGTCAGGCAGTCGGTGATTACTTAGCCCAAGAGGGTCTTGCTCGTCAGATGGGCGACATTCAAGCATCAGGGCAGCAGCAAGCGTTTGAGCAAGCAGCTAGAATGTTTGGTGAAGATCGTGCGGCTCAGATGGACATGGAAAGATTACGTGCTGCTGAACTTGCTCGTGTACAAGCAGGTCGCGCAGGTGAACTTGGCCGTGTGCAAACTGGTGAAGTGGGTGAGTTGGCTCGTGTGCAATCGGGTCGAGCAGGTGAACAAACAAGACTCGATGCCTTACGTGCATCAGAACTTGCCCGTGTACAGCAAGCTATTGAGCAGTCTCGTCAGTTTGGTGCAGGTCAGGAATTAGCAGCAGAACAAGCAGCTATTCAAGCAGCAGGGCAAATGGGTACAATGGGTCAGGGCATCGGCGCTCTTGGCATGAATGTTGGCTCTCTTGGTCAAAGCCTCGTTGGTCTTGGCGAAAGGGAACGTGCAGCAGATATCCAGAGCGCACAGCTACTTGAGGCAGTTGGTCGTGATATTCGTGCAGAGGATCAAGGTCGTCTTGATCTTGCTTACGAAGACTTTCAGCGTCAGCGTGACTACCCAATCCAGCAGTACGAGCGCATGGCAGGTATCTTACGCGGTGTGCCAGTGACACCAAATGTAGAGCAACAGCGTATGGTTAGCTACAACCCAATACAACAGGCACTTGGCGCAGGTATATCGGCACTTGGACTATATAAAGGTCTATCAGCATGAACATAATAGAGCTACAGGACAATCTAAAAGAATTACCAGATAGTGCATTGATGAAAGAGATGCAGATGCCGTCAGGTAATGCACCACAATTCCTTGTCCTGAGCGAATTGAAGCGTCGTAAGCGTATGCGTGATGATTTCCAGCGGCGTGAAGCAGCAGATATGCCTACAGTTGCAGAAGAAACTATAACCGCAGCAGGGATGCCACAAGAAGGTATTATGCAAGCGGCTAGTGCGATGGCACCAAAAAGTTCAATTGCACAAAACACAGGCATGGACATGGCTATGCCAATGCAAGCAACTCAAGCACCACAGCAGCCACAGATGATGGCAGAAGGTGGTATCATGCGCCTCAATGAGGGAGCTAAACTAAACTCATTACAAAAACAATTTAATCCTGCCGTCTTAGAGCTTTCTTTAGGGGGTCAGTATGGTTCTGATGTTCAAAGAGAAGTTGTCGGTAATGCTCTTGCAGGTGCATATGGCCCTGAGATGCAGTCAAATGTCTTGGCACAAGCTAGAGATGGTGCGTATGGATCTTTTATACAAGAGGCAGTGCTAGGAGCTGTATCACAAAATGCCACGCCAGATCCTTCTTCAGGTTTCTTTCCTAATGATGCCGATCTTGCCACCGTGGGTGGCGAAGGTATCGGAAGTGTATCAGCAGATATAGAAGATTTTGCCGCTACAGATGATGGCATATCTGCTCAAACAGATGTAGCAAATATGTTAGATGTAATGTCACAAGCCAATCAAGGAATACCTCGTGAAGGTTTGCCTGAGTTTACTGACAACGATCTTAGATTTAGTAGAGGAACCGCTTCTTCACTTGCTCCTTCAGCAGGTAGTGAAGCTATAAACGATATGAGAGCTGGTGCTGATCTAGCTCAGTTGAGTGGTGGCATTGGTCGTGTGTCTGCTGATCTATCTAATGTAGAAACCGCACCTCAAGGTATAGACTTTAATGCTGCTGAGTCTGTGGACTCTGAGTTACCTATTCGTGGTGCAGATACGAAAGCTTCTCAAGAGTTAGCTGAATTTTTAGCAAGTCGTAGATCTGATGTTCCCGGCGCTAACCTTCCCGGCGATTCATATGTTTACGAAATAGATCCAAATGCAGCCCTAAGAGCTGGAGAGTCTTTATCTTCTGATGATGATGTAGCTATGGCTGATCTTATGGCTCAAGCTCAAATTGAAAGAGAGGGTTTTGGCGCAGGTCAGGTGGCATCTACTTTAAGTGGTGATAATTTCAGCAATGACCCAACCACAGGCTACTCATATCCAACAGACTTACCTCCGCTTGACCCTAGAATGGAAGGAAGGGAGGTTGCTGGAAGAGTGATAGATGCATTGACAGAGGGTGAAGGTGGTGGTTTGCCCGAAGGTATATACGGTGGATATGAAGATCCAGAAGCAATAGCAAGACGCCAAGAGATAGAAAGAATGATTTCCTTAGAGCCGTTAGGTGATGGAATGCAGGGTGATGTTGAGACTGTAGTGGATGAGGCTGCTAAGAAAGCAGCTCAAACAGCGATGACTACAGGAACAGGACTTGTTATACCTTCAGAAGAAGATGGTGGTATAGCATCACTTCTCCCACCATCACTTACAGGTGGTGATGCAGGTGGTGATGCTGGCGGAACATCTACGGGTAGCGCAGACTTTGGATCTATTGAGTCACGTATCGCTCGTATGCTTGCTGATCGTGAGAAGGGTGCCGAAGCTGATAAGTGGATGTCACTGGCACAAGCTGGTATGGCATTGATGGCATCTAAGAATCCAACCTTTGGTGGTGCATTAGGTGAAGCTGGGCTTGCAGGTATAGGTTCAATGCAGAAAGCACGTAGTCAGTATGACAAAGATATACTTGGACTACTTGGTATGCAGCAACAAATCGAATCAGCTAAAGACTTGTCTTCGTATCGACAAGCAAGTCTTGATGCTAAGGATGATAAAGCTGGACTAAGACCTTCTGATCTGATTGGTTATCTTGGTACGCTTCAAAAAGAACAGACTGATCTTACCAAGCAGTTAAGTGAAAATCTTACTGGAGACCCTAAGCTTACACAGCAAAGATTAGCTATAAATGAAGTAGAGATTGAGCGTATTAAGAGAATGCTAGGATATGGTGGAACTTCAGCAACAGACTTAGCCGATTAAAGAGGTTAGAATATGGGTGTTATAACAGTTCAAGGGCCAATATCTGGCAGACCTTATTCTATAAATATATCTGGAGATGCTCCCACCCCAACAGAACAAGCTAGAATAGATGAGTACTTAACCCAGAGCGAAGCTCCTTATGCGGCAATGAGCGAGAGGTTATTTGGGGAAACTCAAGGAGATCCTTTAGCAGAAGATCCAGAACCAGAGGGCGGCTTTGGTACTGCCGTTGGCATGGGTGTTGACCAACTGCAAAAAGCATATGGCTCTACCCTTGAGGGTATAGGGTCTATCTCAGGTCTTAAAAGCCTACAGAATTATGGTGAGTCTGTTATCGATGCAAACGAGCAGCAGATAGCAGAGAAGGCACAGGCACTCACTCGTCGTGAAGATATAGATAGTGTAGGTGACGCTCTAAGTTTCTATGCTGAAACGCTAGGTCAACAAGTTCCACAGCTTGGTGTAAGCTTGAGCGGTGCGTATGCAGGTGCAAAAGTAGGTGGTGTTATTGGTGGAGTACCCGGTGCTGTTGCAGGTGGTCTTATTGGTGGTGCATTAGCAAATTTTCCTTATTTCTTTGGCAGTAATGCTCTTGCACAGAAAGACGCGATTGATCGCGGTCTTAGGGTTGAAATGAATTATGGGGCAGCGGCTCTGACTGCGATACCTCAAGCTGCATTGGACTCAATAGTTGATAGATTATTGATTGGTAAAGTTCTCAATCCAAAAATTATAAGTTCTGGTGGTATATTCACCCGTGCTGCTAAGGGTGTGGGTGCTGGTACTATAGCTGAGGTACCGACTGAGATAGGACAAGAAGTTCTTAATAGGTATCAAGCAGGTCTTCCCATAGGTGATGAAGAAGCATTGAAGGTATATGAAGATGTCGCTATAGCAGCAGGTCTTACAGGCGGTACAGTTCGAGGTGCAACCAATATTATCGGTGGTGATATCGGTGCGAAGATAGACGAAGAAGAGAAGTTTAAGCAGATAGGTGAGGACGCAGTAGAAGACGCTGCCCGTACTCAGGAGAACATCAACCGCATCAAGGAGTCAGAGCAGAGAGAAGACGAGGATATTACAGTTGATCCTCTGGCAGAACAGCAAAGGCTTGATAGGATAAAAGAACTTGCCACTGGCAAATATACTCCAAGCTTACCAGCCCCGATGCCACAAGAGACTGACAGACTGTCACCTCAAGAAGAGATGATAACCCTTGGTCAGGCTGCTCGTGAAGCTACGCTACCATTTAATCCTGTGCCTATGTCTCAAATACCTCTGAATGAAAGGCAGTTAATACAACGTACACGCCGCGCTCAAGGAACAGATGAGACAGCTCCAGCAACGCTTGATGAATTACGTCGTATCGTTGGAGAGAATGCAGCCACAAGAGAGGCATCGAAACAGAAGCCTGTGTCTAGCGGCACTGCTCGTTACCAGCCAGTAGAAAACAAATCCTTTACTCAGGATCAGTTTGATCGCGCCGTGCAAGAAATCAAGGCACAGAAAAAGTACACGTTTCCAGCAATCCAGAAAGCTGTGCGGGCAACAGGAGTTTCTAGAGTTCCTCGTTCTATGGTCTTGGATATACGTGATGAGATGGTTAATCGTGGTTACCTTCGCCGTTCAGACAAAGCAGCCAACGGATACGCCGTAGAGCCAGATGTAGAATCAGTATCAGATGAGATTGCATCCTATCGTAAGACAGTATCTGATCTTACCAAACAAATTGAAACATCGAAGCGTGAGCGTGTCGGTGTATTGGAAGAGTCTAGACGTGCAGATCAGGTGGAGAATAACCCACGTAAAGCTCGTGAGCTTAATCTCAGAGCAGATGAAATAGAGTCACAGATCGGACAGGCAGAGCAAGCAATAGCAGAGACAGAGGATCGCATCGCTCGTGGCCCTCAGTCTACAATGCTGCCTACAACAGAGAGACCAAGTGGTGTAGTGTCTCGTGCGAAGATGGCGGTTGAAGTAGATAGTCCACAGTCTGAAGGGCAGATAGATGCATTGCGTCAGACAGTTGTGAACTATGATGCTGAGATAAAAGCACAGAAGAAAAATCTAGCGCAGCTCAAGCGTCAATCCAAGAAAGTAAACCTGCCAAGACTAGAGCAGGGTGTGATCTCTGAGATAGAGGCAGACATAGAGCAGAAGACTTACCTCAAAGAGGCTGCTGAGGCTAGGCTTGCGGCACCTTCTTCTCCTGTTCAAGTCGCCCCAGAGAAAGCTCAGGGTAGTGTGGCTCGTAAGGTTGCGAATAGAGCTGTTAATACTACACGTAAAACAGCTTTCAACGATCAAAGACAGAGAGTGTTCAACGCTCTACGTCAGAGACTTAACAAGCTAGGGCTACCAGATGTGCAGCTTACCGCTGAAAAGGTAATAGCCCCTGAACTGTTACAGGATGCCAGCCCAAGATTTGCAGAGGGTGCATTCACTGCTACTGAGGCCAATACAAAGCACAATATACCAGCCAATAGAATAATCGCTCTGTCTATGGAGACCGCAGATCCAAGCAAGTCTGCACAAGAACAGTTTGATATTCTGAAAAGTGTGATGAACCACGAGGTTATCCACGCCCTAAAGAACCTTGGTGTATTCTCAGATGCTGAGTGGAATAGTCTTACAAAGTTTGCTGCCAACCGTAAGTATGTTCACATCAAGAACGGCAAGCCAGTAGAACGTAAGTATACTTATCTTGATAGAGCCAAGTCTATGTACCAAGGCATGGGCTTGAACGATGCATCTATTGAAGAAGAGGCAATCGCTGAAGTCTTTCGTGATTATGCTGATGGCAAGATCAAGGTTGCTGGTCGTCCAAGAACATTGCTTGAGCGTATCAAGAACTTCTTCAATGCTATCTTCAGAGCCAATCAGGACGCTGGCTTTAATAGTGTCGAAGACATATTCGATAATGTTAAGAGCGGTAACATTGGTAGACGTGAGCGTGTCATTGCTGACCCGACTGACACAGTCGAGGCTCAGTCCAGAGCATACTCTATCAAACAGTTCTCACCTGTATTGCCCGTGGCACCAGAGGGTACAAGGAGTCATCAGCTACCTCATGAACTATTGATAAGAGGAAATGGAACGGAACCAATAGTTTCCATTACACAAAAGTATGCGCCTACTAATGCAGCAGAAAATAATAGTTCAATTGAACAAATTATTCAGAACAATCCAGATGCACTTATGTCAGTAGATGGCTGGATGAAAGCAATGCAAGAAGGATTGGGTGGTGACTTCATACCTGCGCCACCACTTGTAGCCATTGAATACTCACGTAATCCACAGGCTATGGCTGACAAACTAGCAAAGCTTACACCTGAGTTAAGAAAGGGTGTAGACGAAGGCTTCAAGTTTGTTGATCAGATTAGAGATATATATGAAAGTGGACAAGCAACGCCACGTATGACATTGGACTTGTTTGTATGGGGTATCTTGTCTCGTGGTGCTGGCCCAGTACAGCAAGAGGGTGCGTTTATCGATGTGATAGATAGTGCATATCCTCTATTAGAGAAAGCTACGCGGGAACCTCTCACGGAAGATGACGTTGATAGATGGATGACTACAGTATCATCTGTAATTCCAGAAGGATCTCCGGGCAAACAGGTTACTATGAATGTAAATGCTGCTGCCAAACTCATAAAGGGCATGTCTCAGTACGTTGGAGATACAGGAAGAACAGTTCTTGATGTAATGCATGAGGGTATGTCTGATCCTAATGTGTCAGCAGCGAATATTCGTGAAGCATTCATGTCATCAGAAGCAGGTCAAATAGACAATAAGGTTGTCTCTTTTATTCTTCTTGTTAGTGGCAAGGATGATGTTCTTGTTATGGATCGCATACAAGGTCGTCACCTATGGGATGATGGTCGTTACGGTGGAGCTAATATTTATGACGGCATTAATGGTAAAGCCAAAGATGGATTAAACAAAGTTGTAAAGGGGCCAGTCGGCAATCTCATGACACGCCTACTTGAGAACGGCATGCGTAAGAATGTGCAGAAAGCTTACGAGCTTGCTGGCAGACCACAAGATGCGTCACTTGGTAGATGGCACTGGGAAACATGGGTCATCGAAGGTGAGCAAGTCGTAAACCACGGCACGTTGCAAGCGGTTATAAACGGATCACCAATTGGTACATCTGTAACCGAAGGTAAGACAGACACGTTCTCATCAGGCATGACGTATATACGTGGTGAGAATGCCACTGTTGTAGAGTATCCTTTGTCGGATGGTGGTGTCGTTTACATGTCACCTGTAAGGTTCAAGGACTTTACTTCTGAACTAGCCAAGGACGCAGGTCGCAAGAACTCAAAGACAAAAGTATTTAAGTCTGGTAACTTCAAGGTTACTGCAAGGGCTGACATCCCTTGGTTCGAAAGAAAAGAAGTAGACAGAGAAGCTTTAGATAATTTAGCTAGGGAGTATCAAAATGCAAAACCCAATGGATCAATTCTTAGGGGCGATGAGAGGGTTGGAGAAGGCAAGGACGCCTCTAGACGGGGAAACTCTCCCATCGACAGACGCTACAGTCTTGGGTTCCTCAGAACAGAAGGCGTTCGATCCGAACCGCAGGGAGGTCGAAGAGGACGGGATCAGACAGGAAGGCTTGCGCCGCTTGAAGGTGCGCCAACGGTCGAAGGGGCGGCAGGGCCAGACGAAAACCTAGTCTTAGTTGCAGAGCAATACGCTCGTGAAAATGGTATAGACTTAAGAAGACAATCAGAATTTGTTGTCGTTGATGAGACCAGAGCAGGTAGGATAGCTCAGGCATACGAGGATATGGAGAATGCTCCTCAAGACCCAGAGGTGCAAGAGGCTTATCAAAATCTTATCGCACAAACCAAAGCGCAGTACGATGCACTGATAGACAACGGGTATGAGTTCACATTCTTTGATGCAAACACAGACCCATACGATGGAAATCCTTGGAATGCTATGAGAGATCTACGTGCCAACAAACGTATGGCAGTCTATGGAACATACGATGGTTACGGCACTGAGGGAATTACTCAAAGAGAGTTAGATGACAATCCTATGTTACAGGACACTGGTCTTAGATGGAAAGATCAGAACGGGGTCGAGCGTCCAGTTACTGCAAATGATTTGTTCCGTGCAGTCCATGATGCGTTTGGTCATGGTCTTGAGGGCGCAGGATTTCGCGCTCGTGGCGAAGAGAATGCGTGGCAGGCGCACGTCAGATTGTTTACTGGTTCAGCAATCCCTGCAATCACATCTGAAACACGAGGCCAGAATAGCTGGCTAAACTATGGCCCATTCGGTGAGACAAACAGAACAGCGCAGCTAGAAGATACAGTCTTTGCGGAACAGAAGACAGGTCTTATGCCAGCGTTTACATGGCAAGAGGGTATCGCTGGTAGCGTAGAGCCAACGATTGAAGAAGAGTTCGAAGGTGCTTCCATTGTTGATAACCTTCCAGCGTCTGATCGTTCTTCCATTGAGCAGCTACTAGAAGGTCAGCCTATGACCTCCAAGACATCGTTCTCAGTGGCACCAGCAAATCCAAATGAATTAGTTGCAGCACCAGTTAAAAACAAAGACGGATCTACAACTCCTGTCTTTGGTTCTATTATGGACAGAGGCAAGCTAATACCAGTCGTGCTACCTGCTGGAGAGCATACGGTATTTGAGCAAGATCGCAGAACAACTGAGGCAGGTCGTGGTCTGTACCACATAAAACAACGTGGTCATGAACGTGAGCTTATGCGTTTCTCTAAGTATAAGAAAGCAGAGAACGCAATGTATGATCTTCTGCGTCGTTGGCAGAACCAAGGATACGAAGACGGCACTGATGTAATCGGATACCCAAGTCGTGGTGGGTTTGTTCTTGAATGGAAGAACAACATACCGTTTAGCGCACCGTCAATGCAGCTTGTACTCAAGCCTCGCAAAATGGGCAGCGGATATGTCTATGACATCCAAACATTCTTCCCTGATCTTGCCAAGAAAGATCGTGCTATTGTCGATGGTCGTACAAGGTATAGTGTTGCGGCAGCAACGGATTCAGCAGCGTTCTTTGATGATGCAGCATTAAGACAAGCAGCTAATCAGAATGACAGGTCTCGTGAAATACTTTCCACAATGCCAATACAAAACTTTCTATCAGCAGCTCTGTCTGGAAGAAGTGTAGAAAAAGAAAGTGCAATTGAACAATTATTAAGATCTGGTGAAAAGTTTGAGAGCGTTCCTATGCTATACGTTAGGAACAACGGAGACGGAACTGGAACTGTAAGCGGTCATGAAGGCCGTCACCGTGCGAGAGCGTTAGAAAATCTTGGCTACACAGAAATGCCAGTTAGGATAATAAGTCAGGGCGGCGATGGCCCAGCAATACGTTGGGGTCAACAAAACAATATCAGCAGTTTTGATTATGTTCCGCCAGAGCAGCGTCCTAGCGTTTTAATCGGTGAGGACGGCGATACTGTTCCAATGCCAGACGTTACCTACAGCACTCCTAATAATCGTTATAGCCTAGCTCCAGTTCAATACAGCATGAACACATTAGCTGGTCAGGTTCAGCAAAAAGAAATCGATATCAACTACGCTCGTGCTTCTGACTTCATAGCCAAGGGTCTTGGTGTTGTGATGCCAAAGGACAGAGCGCAAGCTAAGGCCGACACCATCCTTCGTAAGTTCCAAGATAACATGCTGCCCGTTGGTCGTATGATACAGGAGCTAAAGGCTGAAGGTCTGAACATCACAGATGCTATGGATACATATCTTAGGGAAGAGCTGTATCATGGTGTCGTTGGTAATGAGGTAACTGCAAGACAGGAAACTATTTATAAAGACGCAGTCGATGCGGTTAGTGAGATTAATATTACTGAAGCTCAGATGAATCAACTCAAAGCGTTGTCTGATGCGAACGCAAAAGGCGCAAAGGGCTTCGTGTCTCAGGCTCTTGAGACTGCAAGAAGCAATCGTAGTGTGGTCGCTGATGCCTACCTGTATGCCAAGCATGCCAAGGAACGTAATGCTTATGTTCGTTCCATAAATCCAAACAATGACAGCGGCTCTGGTATGACTGACGCAGAGGCCAATGCAATCCTGACTTGGTTCTCTGGATTAGATACTCAGAATAGCATTTCTCTTGGTAAGCTTGATCGTTCTGTTCGAGCAATCGTACAGGATACTAATCAGGTACGCAGAGACTCAGGTCTTATCCCTGATGACTTCGGTGAGATAGAATTGGAAGACGGCACTGTGGTTCAGCGTTCAGATTACTCTGACTATGTTCCATTGCGTGGTAAGATAGATCCTGAGAATGAAGTGACAGATCCAAGTCGTCCACCAAGAGGCGCACCGTTTGGCGCAAGAGGACGGGAAGACCCTCGTATCACAGGTCGTTATGACTACGCTGAGAGTATTCTTGAAACAACTATGGTTCAGAATCAGAACTCTATTGCCCGTGGTGAGCGTAATAAAGTTGGTCAATCATTCTTGGAACTTCTACGGGCAGACCCTGAGAAGACAAAGGGGTACGCTACAATACTAGACGCACTGCCCAAGAAGGAAGTCGTGCAAGGCCGTAAGGTTATGCTGAAGACTGACACAATGGCTTACCTTGATCCGTTTATCTACACAGTCAAAGAGAACGGTAAGGATGTATACGTTCGATTAGAAGACGAGAACGTAGCCAAAGCACTGAAGGGTGATGATGGAGTCGGTGCTGGTGCGTTAGCTCCAGTTGTTAGAGGCATGGGTAAGATCAACAGATACCTGTCTAACATTAACACAAGCTATAACCCTGAGTTCTTTATCACTAACCTTCTTCGTGACTTGCAGACAGCAGGTGTAAACATTGGTCAGTATGAAGAGAAGGGTTTAACAAAACAGATCATTAAAGATGTTGCCAGTGCATTGAAAGGTATCAAGCGTTCCATCAGAGATGGCGATGACTCATCTGAATGGTCTAAATACTACAAAGATTTCGTTGACGCTGGTGGTCAGAACGCTACCAACCAGATGAATACTGTCCAAGATCAGATGGATAATGTTCGCAGTTTGCTTGGTGAAATATCTGATCAAGGTCTGCAAGGTAAATGGAATAGTGTAAAGAATAGTTTTATCGGCAAAAAAACAGGCTCTCTATTTAACATGATCGAGAACTATAACACGATTGTGGAGAATGGCATTCGTGTTGCAACCTATAAAGCAATGCTTGATCGTGGGTTCTCTCGTGATCGTGCAGCTCAGGCCGCTCGTAACGTAACAGTTAACTTCGCTAAGGGTGGTGAGTACAAACAGTTCATGAATGCGTTCTATCTATTCTACAACGCATCATTGCAAGGTTCATTTGCACTTTTAAATGCCGCACTGAAGTCTAAAAAAGTTCAACGTATGTGGGCAGGTGTGATAGCAGCAGGACTACTACAGGATCAGATAAATGGACTAGTGTCTGGTGAAGATGAGGATGGTCGTAAGATATACGACAAGATACCACCCTATATCTTGGAGCATAACCTTATACTGATGGATCCATTTAATACGTTCTCTGATCGTGGGTACATTGCCATACCAATGCCATACGGATTGAACATGGCTCACAACATTGGTCGCGCAACAAGCCAAGCACTGAGAGGCGGAACGTCACCAGCGAAAGCGACATCATCTATTGTCGGCACTATCGTAGATACAATCAACCCATTGGGTGGGACGGAAAGCTTTGTAAACTTTGTGTCACCCACAGTTCTTGATCCGTTTGTAGATGTCCTAGAGAACGAAGACTTCTCAAAGAAACCAATATACAAAGAAGGTTACCCGGGAGACATGACTCCTAATAGTCAAAAATATTGGTCAACCACAAATCCATCTGCGATATGGGTCAGCAATATGTTGAATGACATGACGGGTGGCACAGCATCTATGTCTGGTTTCGTTGATCTCAATCCAGATGTCATGAACTTCTGGTTAGAGTATGCCACTGGTGGTGCAGGTCGCTTCGTGCAAAGGGCGGCAGAGCTTCCGTTCCGTGTGTATGAAGAGGGTCTTACTGAAGAGATCATTCGTGAGGTGCCGTTCGTAAGGAAAGCACTAGGAAGCGTTAGTGAGCGTGAAGACTATGGCAGCTTTGTAGAGAAGCGTGAGAAGATACTTGTTGTTGGTAACGAACTTCGTGATGCAATAAAGACTGGAGATCGTGAGAGATTACAGACAGCCAGAACAAAGTATGCAGAAGAGGTTGCGCTGCTACCTCGCATCAAGGCTATCGATAATGCAATCAGGAAAGTCAGTCGTCAGATAAACCAAGTCAAAGACAACAAGCGTTTACCCGACAGCCAACGTGATCTTCTTATTGAGAGACTGAGTGAGCGAAAGCAAATGCTAATAGCTCGTGGCAATATGATGATGAAAGATTATCAATAAGTTCAATTGAACTTTTCAAGACGTTTGATTGTGTAGTATGCCCAAAGCTTTTCAAGTGGGTATAACTTGTCTTGATCTAGAACTGACCCTACGCCATGACCCAAATCCATAAGTGTGCTTTGCTTTTCAAACATTTTTTTAGAGCAGTAACCTGCAACATTAAATGTATTTTCTTCTTGCTTACAAACTAAGATTGAACAGTCTGCCTTGAACGACTCAAGACTTTTAAATAATAGTCTTCCCTTGGGATAGAAGGTAGACTTAACATCTATTGATATATCTCCAAGCCACATATCTTCGCCGCTATCCACACCAAGTTGGAATGGATTATGCTCTATATCAAATACTTTAGCGACACATATCTCAGCTTGTATGCCAAGAAAATCAAGATCATTATCGTCACGACCCTGATCTCTTCTTTGATTAACAACTCCAGAAGCTCTGGCAAGCTGCCACCTAAAGGTAGCTGCTTGCTTGCAATGTGATATTTCTTTAGGGGTCAGTTTCACTAGCACGATTTTTATCTATCCACTCTAATATCTCTGAATACTTCCAGCGTCTTGCGTTCTTCCCGAAAACAATTGCCTTTGGGAAATTCTCTGACTGTCTTATAATTTGCTGAACGGTTTTAATATGCAGTGACATCATCTCTGCGAGGCCGTTCGTATCAATTAGCTTTTCTTCCATGACTTAAAGTCCTCTCTTAATTTCTCGAACTTATCACGAGCATCAGGTTTATCTCTGAACTCTGATCTTGATTTGATGCCACAGTATTTTCGCACGACTTCTACTGCTGCATTCTCAATTTTAAATGGGTCGATGTCACCGATTAACCCAACGCCATGTAGGTACTCACCGAACTGTTGATTACGGCACAGTAAACCTGCCGATGCAATCAGCCTCTCAATGTACTGATGTTCTTCCCGTGTTTCTATTTCATCCGTTTCATTCAAACGAACCATAGCTACCATGTAGCG